CACGCTGCTCTAGGGTTCTAAATATCGCATCAGCACTGTGTGCTGTGAGGTGGAAGTACTGCATCAGTTTCGATCTGCTGATGCCAGTTCTGTTACGCCTGACTACTGTCAGAACTCTCTCAATGTCTCGTTCTACATTAGTCTGGCCCACCTTATTGACCACATCAATAGCATGCCGTCGCCAATCGGCACAGAACGATATGGCGTGCAAGATGTCGATCTCGTCGACTGTGACCTCGTCTGTACGTTGTTCTGAGGCAGCTACTAGTACTGCCACCTTTAGAGTCGACTTGCCTAGTCGATCATACAGGGGCGTTAAGATCTCAGGCCTGTCAGATTTGACTGCTGCATCTAACAGGTCCGACTCAAACTTGTTGAATCTGCCCCAAGCTCGTGGTGTTAGGGTTGCTCGCCACTTTTTGGGAACTTGCGGCTTGATGCCGGCGCCTGCTATGTTCATCTCTGTCAGTTGGTTGTAGTGGTTGTATATGTCTTGTATCTCTGCGATCAAAGCTTCGCGCGCTTTGGAGTCGCGTGCAACAGGCGGTCCTAAAGGTTTGATCCTCGTAACATCTGCATCAGCTGTGAGGAACACAAAACGTGGCATGAACCCTGAAGATACGTGATCGAGCGACAAAAGCGACTGGATTCGAGATCTGATGCCACCAGCGAAGAAGATCAGTCGAGGATCTCTAATGTCAATGGGGCCAGCTCGAAGCAGTCGCTTTTGAGTCTTGCCGTCGTACAGCTTGGTCAACATCTCAGCCATGCCTGCCATGTAGTCCTTTTTGCTCATAGACTCAAGCAGGCCAGCTAGTTCGTCGCGCAGGAAGATGGAAGGCTTTCCAGGTCTCGTTGAGAGTCCTTGGAGTAGGCCTTCTATCGAGCCGTCTGTTGCCATCACGACGTCAGGGTCGACTTCAAGAAGTAAGTCGATCCCGATATCCATTGCCGTACTCTTTCGGGTAATAGTCGTATCGCCTAAAACCATTACCCAAATGTTGGTGTAGATGTTGCCAAAGGAAGTAGGTAGCAGTACACTTCCAGATAGCAACGCACTGAGAACGACAAAGGCAGCCCCTTCATGGTACTGAGGAGCTGCGTCACCCAGGTTGGTTGCCCAGGTTATATAGCGTTCTACAAACGTATACCTTCTAGCAACCCTGTCTAACTCTTCGGGCGTAGCAAGGTCGACGTGCGCATACTCTGGAATGATTACGGCTTTAATGTTCGCCTGATGCTTTACATACGCCCGGCACGTATCATTCCATAGGTGTTCGTCCGGTCTGCCATCTCTCTCGTACTTGTTACAGGCAGCCGCTTTAGCTATGCTGAATACTTCTTCTCGAGACATTCCACCCTCGAAGAGGTACATCAGCAACTTCCAGAGAGCACCACTCCACTTCTCTTTGAATTCGCCTTCTTCAGGCTTCTCCCTGAAGAGCTTGAAAGCGCCAAGGTGGAGCTTGTGCTTATATCGCTCTAGCAGTTCCAGTGGAGGTTCAGTAGGAAGGTCACCTTGGTCTGGCATCGGTATACCGGTGCCTTCCCTTTTAAGCGCCTTAGGGTATACGTCAAAGTCTTTGATTCGGTACAACCGCCTGTTACTACCGATCACTCTAACGTAGACGCCTTCACCGTACTTATGGTTGCGCGTCAGTGGTACTCTAAGTAGCTTAGTCAGTGGCCATCCAGATCTGTCAGCACCATCTGCAGCATGGAAGTAGGCGATGCGCTGTGAGATCTGTTCGCCTTCTTCTGCATCGATTGGTTCTTCCATGACCCAGAGTGCTTGGTACCTGCCAGGCGAGCTTTCCATCGCGAGCGTGGGACTAACTAACACAGTGTCAGGATGGCATCTATCTAGATCGGCCCAGACTGCAGTGCAGTACTTGACATTCTCTTTGACTCTGGGACCTTTGCCATCAGCTCTTTTAAAGAGCGGGTCAACCAACGGTTGTGTGCAGTAATATACGTTGTCAGAGAACTTGTGTCGGTCTACGTATTCTAGCATCCCCTCCAATTCTTCTGGCCACGCAAAGAGCTTCTCTTTGTTGTGCGAGAAGTCTGGAGGCATCACTGAGATGCACACGTAGCCAACTGTGTACCTACCAAACACGCGCTTGAAGAACGCACGATGTCCAGTGGAGACGTCAATATCTTCTGTCAAAACGCCTCCTCGACGGGGAAGGTGAGTGCCTGCTGACCACTACAAGAATCGACACTAGCTGCCCGCACTATTGGAGCTTACAAGCAGGCACTCACGTCTCGGATGTTACGGGAGCAGGCTTGGCTTGCTAGCTGGTGCAGACGTAGTAGGAGTGCTCACGCCGACTGACAGGGGTAGGTAGGTCTGAACGTCGTTTCGAGGGTCGTACGTAGTCTCTTCTCCAGTGGTAGGATCCTTAACTGTACGCGTCTTGGTGATCTTAACGCGTGCGATCATCTCCCTGCCTATCCACCACTCGGGGTCAGGAACCTCGTTCGGCTCGTAGCCATCGACCTGGAACTTGCCCAGCGACCCGTCAGGAACGACCGCGACACCGACAGCCTTCAGGAGCTGCGCCAGCTTTGCGAGGGTACCCGACTTGCCCTCGAACAGCATGACGTTTGTCCTGACCTTCCGGTCCTCGTATGGACCGTTCTGGACGGTGCACTCCATCTTGAACATAGGCTTACCCTTGTTGTCGCCACCTCTGACTTCTGCGAGATCGCAGTCGGTGATCGCGACGTGATAGTTGCCCTCAGGGATCGGAGGAGGAAATTCAGACTTGGCTTCGTCAGCAGTCATGTTCACGCGAATAGGCATCAAGATACTCCAACAATGGCAGGATAAATAAGCGACATGGGTGCGGTGCCAGTAGTAGGGTCAGGGATCTCCAAGATACCTGGCGGGAGTCCTTCTGTTTGCAAAGGCATCTTTCCGCGGTTCTTGGCGATGCAGGTTGGAGTCTGAATCGAGTTCAACCAACGGTGCTGTTCGCCCTCGATCTCGACTACGTAGTAGTACAGCACTACGTCAAAGTATGCAGGGACTCTCTTTGCCAGCTTCCCTGCTAGGTCTGGCATCTTGGTTACTATGCCCTTCTTGGTGTCCTTGTCCTCCTTCATCAGTGCTGTGAATATGACATTGAGTGGAAGGTCGCGGAACAACTTGATCATGCGCGTGAGCAACTTGCTCATCTTGTTCCACTCAGTCCAGCCAGGAATGTCCGGGTCCCGCTGGGAGTTGTCTGGCTCCTCTTTCATGGCCGTCATTACAGCTGCCATGCAGTGATCGGCCAGCTCTGTAAGAGAGTCGATGACTACGGTCTGGTACCCATGACTTCCGGCTAGCAGAGTACCATACAGCTCATTCATCTGAGCCCAGGAGGTAACGTGTACCACATCAACCAGGTAGTCGACTTTGCGCAGAGACAGCGTACCGCCCTCAATGTCGACGAACAGCACCTTGCGCATCTCGAGTACTGCATCGGCTGAACCGGCCAGAGTCGTCTTACCGATACCTTGATCGCCGTACACCAGCATGTTGATGGTGGGATCTTGTCTCTTGGGCTGCTGGATTCTCAGTCCGGCAAACGTGGTAGGGGTAAGGATCTCAGTATCTGTCATTCTACTCCCCGAACGATGATCCTGCCCAGTTCGTTGTCGACTTCTACGTTTCCGATCTTGTCTGTGAACGTCCCTTCATCGTTCGCGTACACGACGTTGTAGTCTCCTACAGGATATGTAACCTGACTCTGAAGGAGTGCCATCAGGTCTTTCCACTTCATTGTATCACCTTCCGACTTCTATCCACGATTTGTCATCTGGTGCAGGCTTAAGACCTTGTTCCGTGTTCATGGCGACTGGTTGGTGTAGACTCTCTGCTGAGTCAAGATCACCCCAATTGCCCTCCAAACCGTAGGCGTACAGTTGCATCTCTGCTTGTGCAACCGTTGCATACATCTCGGCCAACGCCATGTACCACCTGTTGTCAGCGATCGCTGCTTGTGCCATCTGTCCCGCTTTGGAGCTCTTATCTCCGCACATGATGTCAATCTCGTGCGGCTTGAACATTTGCTCCCTTAGGTCCGCACGAACCTGAAAGTATCTGTCTCGTGCGCGCTCAGATTCAGTTACGCAGCCGCGCATTTCCTTGATCGCTTTTTCGATCCTAGTTCTGTACTGGACCCTCCCCATCACTGGCCTCCCTTACTGTCTGTGCTGGGCTCACGTTCGTAGTAGTGCCGCTCGCGCTTGTCGTAGAGCGTATTCAATGTGTACCAGTAGTCGTCACCACGATTCTGTCCCAAACAAGGATCCTTGAACGCACAGTTACCGCAGGAGAAGCGCCCAGGAGATGGGTAGATCCTGAGGTTCGGGTCAGTCATGTCGAGTGCTTGTTGCCAGATGTTGTACCCGACGTTGCTGAGCTCGATCGGATTGCGGAAGATCTGGTGGCGAAGATGGAAACGACCTCCATGAAGCTTCAGGTGCTCCAGGAAGTCGTCGTATGCGCCTGCAGCCCAAGCGTGAGGATCGTTCTCTATGATCGTGGTGCGGTAGGTCTCGTAGTCGTAGTCGTTCTGCTTACTGACACTGAATATACGACCTAGACGAGGACGGACTAGCGGCTCAGGCTCTTCAGGTACGGCTTTCTTGATCTCGGCATACACAAACCCGGCGACCGGTATACCTAGTACCCAAAGCGCCCAGCAGTACGAACTGATCTGGTCGTCTAGCCAGAGGAAGTCATCGTCCGCTCCAGGCTCACCGGTTGACAACCTTGCTGCTGTCTTCCAGTCGAACACCCAGTACCGCCCGTAGTCATCTTCTGCAAGCATGTCGATGCGGCCACCATAGGTTATTGGCAGACCCTTCCAGTGCTCTGGCTTGTCGCATTGAGTGTCGACGCCCTGACTAATCTGCCAGTTGCGGTAACGTTTCCAGCAGCGGCCGCACTTACACCAGGTGTAGTTGCCTGCAGGGTCCTTGATAGGGACTTCGAATGCGATCTCGACTTTGACAGGCTTGAAGTTGGTGTC